AGAAACACCTTCGCCTGAACATCAGCCAGCAGGTGCGTAACATCCTCAAAAGCCGCCAGATCGGTGCGACCTGGTATTTTGCTTTTGAGGCGTTTGAAAACGCCGTGCTGACCGGCGACCCGCAGATTTTCCTTTCCGCTTCGCGTGCGCAGGCGGAGGTTTTCCGCTCATATATCGTCAACATCGCCCAGGAATATTTCGGCATCACGCTCACCGGCAACCCTATCCGCCTGAGCAATGGCGCAGAGCTGCGCTTTCTGTCTACAAACAAGAATACGGCGCAGTCATACAGCGGCCACCTCTACTGTGACGAATATTTCTGGGTTCCAAACTTCGCGCGGCTGAATGAAGTGGCCTCTGCGATGGCCACACACGACAAATGGCGCACCACCTACTTTTCAACGCCGTCAGCCAAAACGCATCAGGCTTACCCGTTCTGGACCGGCGAAGAGTGGAAAAAAGGCAGTAAAAAGCGCGCCGCCGTGGTGTTCCCCACGTTTAACGCCATGCGCGACGGCGGACGCCTCTGCCCGGATGGCCAGTGGCGCTATGTCATCACGATGGAAGACGCCATTGCCAACGGCTTCAACCTTGCCAGCATCGACAAGCTGCGCAACCGCTACAGCAAAGACACCTTCGATATGCTGTACATGTGCGTGTTCGTTGACAGTAAGGACGCGGTATTCAGCTTTTCCGACCTGGAAAAATGCGGCACGGATATCACGTTCTGGCAGGACCACGACCCGAAAGCGCGCCGCCCGTTTGGCGATCGTCCGGTCTGGGGCGGTTATGACCCTGCCCGTTCCGGCGACCTTTCAACCTTCGTGATTATGGCCCCACCGGTGCTGGGCGGTGAGAAGTTCCGCGTGCTGGCGATCATTAACTGGCGCGGCATGAACTTCCGCCATCAGGCCAGCGAGATCAAAAAACTCTTTGCCAGGTACAACTTCACCTATCTGGGCGTAGACGTGACCGGCATCGGTCAGGGCGTTTATGACAACATCCACCCCTTTGCCATGCGCGTGCTGAAACCTATCCGCTACGACCTGAGCACAAAAAATCGCCTGGTACTTAAAGCGGCAGATGTTATTGAAAGCGGACGCATTGAATGGGATGCAGATCTGAAAGAGGTGGCCGCGTCGTTTATGTCCATCCGGCGCGCCGTCACGAAATCAGGCAGCGCGGTGACCTTCGTCGCTGATCGCACGGCAGAAACCGGCCACGCAGAGGCAGCCTGGGCAATTATGCACGGGCTGGACAATGAGCCGCTCAACTACGAGCACAAACCTAAATCCAAATGGAAGTTTCAGAAGGCAGCATGAAAAAACGATATAAGCAACGCGCCAGCGGCGCACAGCAGGCGGCAGGTAAGCGCAAAATGTCCGTGCTGCGCTTCGGCAAGCCTGAACCGGTACTGACCACCGGCACCGATTACCGCGACGTCTGGTATGACAACGATTTTGATCACTACAGTCTGCCGATTGACCGCCTTGCGCTGGCGCAGCTGGTAAACCTCAACGGCCAGCACGGTGGCATTCTGCACGCGCGCAAAAACATGGTGCTGTCGGATTATCTGGGCGGCGGTCTGACGTTTGACAGCCTTGAAGCTGGCGCGATGGATTTGCTGACGTTCGGGGATTTGGGGCTTGTAAAAATCCGCAACGGCTGGGGCGACGTTGTTGCCCTGGAACCCATGCCCGGCCTGTATATGCGCCGCCGCAGGGACGGTGAATTTGTGGTGCTGCAGCAGGGTGAACCGCTGGTTTACGCTGAAGAGGATGTGATTTTTATCCGGATGTATGACCCGCAGCAGCAGATTTACGGCCTGCCGGATTATATCGGCGGCATTCACTCAGCCCTACTCAACAGCGAAGCGGTGATTTTCCGCCGCCGGTATTATCACAACGGCGCACACACCGGCGGCATTCTCTACACCACAGACCCGAACATGACGGATGAGGTTGAAGAAGAGATAGAGCAGCAGCTGGCCAACAGCAAGGGGATCGGCAACTTCAGCACTATTCTGGTGAACATCCCCGGCGGCGATAAGGAAGGCGTGCAGTTTATCCAGATGGGGGATATTGGCGCGAAAGATGAATTTGCCAACGTGAAGAACATCAGCGCGCAGGACGTGCTGAACGCGCACCGCTTTCCGGCTGGCCTTGCGGGGATCATTCCGCAGAACACTTCTGGCCTGGGTGACCCGGAAAAGGTGGAAGCCACCTATAAGAAAAACGAGGTTGCTCCACTCCAGCGCCGACTGATGATGGCGGTGAACGGTGATCCGGAAGTACCGGAACACCTTCACCTGAAATTTGCCCAGCAATCAAAGAACAAGGATGCGGCATGAGGCGTAATCGGATAAAATCCAGGCAAACTTACAACGCCGGAGCCGCAAATATGCGCGTGTTAAAAATTGAGTGCCCAGAGTGCAAATCAAAGGCGGTCATCCGTAAAACAAATCGCAAACATCGCGATATTGCTGATATTTATTGCTCATGTGCAGACGTTGAATGTGGACATACTTTTGTTATGAATTTGACGTTTTCCCACACAATCAGCCCTAGCGCCAAAAAAGGCGATTTACTGATTCAGCAGGTAATCAGCGGCATGTCAGCAGAACAAAAACAGCTGACTTTAAAACTTCTGCAGGCATCTTAATAAGAACGCCCCTCACTAACTGGGGCGCTTCTCCTCGCTTCGCTTTTCAGGTCAGCTAAAAGGTCTTCCGTCAGTTCACCCAGCCATTCATCAAGTAATGCGCGGCGTTTATCTTCCACCAGTGAATGAGTCATCATTTTCACTATAAAATCAATCCGTTCCACCTTAACTATCTGACTTAACGACGCAGACATTTCAACCTCCCTTACATTAAACACTGTATAACCATACAGTATAATATTCATTACGAAATATGAATCCTTTTTTGGGATTTATCTACTATAAACATGAGCTAACACCTTGAATTAGCCCGAAGACCACCCCGGCCAGCAATCATTTTCATTGGTATCAGCAACGTCTATAAGCCGCTGCGCCTGATATTTCAAAAGCCCATGCCCCCTGAAAGAGATCGCGGCCCCGCTTAAAAGCCGGTCAATTTCTTCCTCACTGCCCTCAAACCCCCTGGCTTTCAGCTCCACTTCTAACCTGCGTCGCTTCGGCTCCGTACAGTTATTGACAGAACTCCAAGGGGCGGCGTTGCCGCCATGAAAACCAGCCTCCGCTGGCGCTTCGGCCTGTTTGGCTATTTTTTCCCACTTAACCAGACGGGTGAGCACTTCGGAATTTGCGAATTTAGGTGAGTAAATCCCCTGCACGCGCTGTACGTCTTCACCGTATTCATTACCCATTTCGGTGATTTCATAACAAAGGCGGATCATTAGATCTTCGCGCGCAACCAGCGGACCTCCCTGCGCCATTGTGTAGGATGCCCAGCAGCTGGCCACTGACGCAGAAGCCAGCACCGCATCCATCTGCGGGTTATCCAGCTGCGCATCACCCAGGCGGCGCAGTTCGCGCCAGACAGTGACCGGCGCGCCGCCTATCTGCTGAAACTGACGTATGCGCCAGCGAGACGCCCACGCTGAAACAGCCTTCGCCATTTCACGCATGTTTTCCCCGGTTTCATCGTCTTTCTCACCGTCCAGCGCAAAGCCGTCGATGTTTTTTGAAATGTATTTCGCTATGTAGCCCGTTGCGCTGCCCTTCTCAGGATCGATAGGCTCAGCGTGAAAGCGGGCTTTTCGTGAAGCATCAGAGTTCATTTCGTGCGCATCTTCTTCGCGTGCATAACGGGCCATGATATCGCCCACTCGCTGGATGTTTTCAGGCAGCATAAACAGCAACATATGCCAGTGCGGCGTTCCGTCGTGATGAGGCTCAACCACACGAAAACCAAAAACATGAATATCCTCACGGGAAAGCGCTGCGCGGATTTTTGACCAGACCTTACACAGATACCGCTGCGTATCTTTGGGACTGGAGCCGTTCCATTGCGAGACAAAACCGCCCTTGCTGTAAGCGGCGTGGTACCTTGACGGTGCGGTCATGGTGTAGAACATCCCCACACACCCCGTTTCATCGGCCACATCTTCAAAGCCGCGCATTCTGGTCATTAGCTCACGGCGGCGTATCGCCGGATTGGCCACGCTGCGGTTAACCATTTCATCCATCGCAATCCGGTCACCATCCTGATTAATCAGGTCGAATCGCTTCAACGCCTCACGGTTTCGCTTCTTCTGCTCTATCCATTCGGCCAGCGTTCCGCGTGACACATAGGGCGAGGCTGATTTCTGTACCTGCCCTACCGCTATAGCCATGTGCTCACGCTGCAGATCGCGCATCTGCTTTAATCGCCCACGCCACCATTCAGGCGCTGTCATGCGCAAAATGCCCGACTGCGCCTTACGCAACGACAGCTCACCTTTACTGGAACCGTATTCCGCCCAGTAAGGTGGCTGCGTGCCTGTCAGCGCGGCCAGCTCAGCCACATAGCGATAAGCAACGCGGGTTACAGTCACTTCATCCGCTTCCTGCGGTAGTGAAACTTTACTGACAAAATCGGCCATGCTTAGCGAAAGGAAGGAGGCGACTTTATAGGACAGGTCGCGCAGCTCCTGCCGGTCCAACGTTGGCAGGCGATCAAGCTGTTTGATAAAAGGCAGCTCATGCTGTGCCGCATCGTTAAGGCGGTAGCGGCTGCGGACAAGCTGCAGGCGTGGTAATACATTCTGGCCTACTGTCTGGCGAAGAAATGCATTAGCCCGGCGACGGCCATTTTGTGCAGAAAATATTTTGGTGTAACGGTCAGCAAAATAACCGGCAAGGTAATCCGGAATTTCGTGTAAGAAGGGGCTGCGCCAGTCGTGGTCTTCAGGATTAAGATTCCATAAACGACGCTCTGAAAGAGACATGCCAGCAGGCGCAGACATGCCAAAAAACTCACGCCGCTGACGATCTACGGCGTGATATTCACCCTGTAACAAATCAGGCTGCACTTCAGACATGGCCAGCCTGCTGCGCGCTCAACTTTTCAAATGCAACATCTGTCAGCTCCGCAAGGCGTCGCGTTTCACTGACGAATGCAGCAAACGTATCCATATCGCCCTTAAGTACAAGCCGCCCGGTGACGTCCGAAATGAGATCACGCAGCAGCAAAATCTTACTGCTGTAAATGGCCATAGTCAGCGGCACATGCTCCCTAACACCCTCGACTTCCATCCACCCCAGTCTTTCCAGCGCAACAAGCGCGTCTTCGCCTGGCTGTTTATTTCTGATTGCACGAAGGAAATAAACATCATCAATCTTGACTCTCATAACGCTGCGCCCTCCGCTTTAACGGATGGCTTTCCCACAGCGATAATTTCAGGCGCATTACTGCTGCCGCCGGTAGCAGCACCAACGGATCGGGCAACAGAAATCTTATGCAGGTCAAAACGGCGGTGACCATACTGGGAATGCGTCATATCGCTGTCGCTGTTTGAAGCTATGACCGGGTAACCTTTGTCTGTAAGGCTCTCCAGCATGGCTGCTAACCGCTGCTGACAGGCCGCGTCAAAGTCAGCTGAATGATATTTGGTAAAACTGCTTTTACCTGCTGCAGGGTTGTACGGCGGATCGCAGTAAATCACATCGCCTGAACCGACCAACTCCAGAGTTTCAGTGAAGTCAGCACAGACGAAAGATGCGCGCCTTGCCTTCACAGCAAAAGCGCGCACTTCGTTTACAGGAAAGTAAGGTGATTTATATTTACCAAATGGGACGTTAAATTCACCACGCAGGTTATAACGGCACATCCCGTTATAGCCGTGGCGGTTCAGATAAAGGAAGCTGGCAGCAAGCTCTACAGCCGATAAACCACCATGATTAAGGCGGGTGCGCACGCAGTAATAAAACTCGCCGCGCTGTGATTCATTGCCAACACTTCCGGCAGCAAACAGCGCTTCAAGCTCAGTCAGTAGCGCATCTGTGTGGTGCGCCATCATGACATACGCATTAACCAGCTGATGATTCGCATCGGCGATCAGATAAGCGTCATAATCCGTGTTCATCATGACAGCACAGGAACCGGCGAACGGCTCAACCAGTCGCTTACCGGCTGGCAGATGCTTCAGCAATTCAGGCATTACGCGGGTTTTACTACCGGCCCATTTCAGCGGTGGCTTAACACTCATAGCTCACCCCAAAATACATATAACTGCGCGCATCTGATGGGCTGACAGGCTTGATTGACAGCACAGCATATTCACCAGCATTTGGTATTACGACTTCTGCAGGCAGGACGTGAGTCACAACCGCCGCCCACTCCCGCCCGGTATACCGATCATTAGCGTATTCCAGCAGCGCCAGCACATCCCCGACTTTAAAATCACGGTCATTTTTTCGCAGTTCCGCTTTTTTACTTCCATCAAGCACCGCGTTTAAATGCGACGGCGCTATTTTCAGGTGATGCTGCCTTATTGCCATAACGCACCGCCTTTGCCATCAATCGCTTCGGCTTCCTGCCGGATCAGTTCAACAATCTCAACAGCTGACAGCCCTTTATTAGCCGCATGCGTAGCGAGACGATCAAGGCGGCCAGACAGCTTAGTTGCCATATCTTTGCCACCCTCAACACGCGCCTGCTTGCACAGCTCCTGTACCAGTTCATTGCTGCCGGCCGTTTCTTTTTTTATATCCTGACGGGTCATTCTCATGGCGTTTACTCCATTTTAGAGCGCACGAATCCCCGGCCATCCGATGGAAAGCCAAAAAAACGTGCGACGGGTATTAGTGTTTAAACAGCGAATTAAGGATCGAGGAACGGAAAGGCTTCATACGCATCTGCGACTGGTTAGGTGATGACAGCGAATGTAATTCGTAAGATACGCTCCACCATGAACGGATAAGCGCCACAATGGGCGATGCTCCAAGGAAGCCCGCGGCAAAATAAATCGCGCGGATTGCGCTCAGTGCTTCAGTCTGCTGTGTATGGGTTTCCGCCTCGCGGAATGCACGACACCAGAAAGCAGAACTTACGAGCAGCCACTGAATTTTATCGTCCAGGTGGATAGTGTCATTGAAGACGAATTGTTTAAGCGCGACTGTGCTGCCTTCGGCGTCACACTTGCTCAGGAAGAATTCCGCATAATCCGGGTTAACGCCCCAGTCGCGGAAATCTTCAAGCAGCCCTTTTTTTTCTACGGTGATGATATTCATAACATTTCCTCAGTGGGCGCGATTGTCAGCGGGTTTACGCAGCTGCTGCCGCGCCTTTATCAGCTCATGTACTGGTGTTCCCGGTACAGTGGGCACTGATCGCGCTGCGTTCAGCGCGCTCGGTGATGGTTTCTTTACCTGTTGAAACGCCAGCGGCCCCAGCCCGTTGAACATTTCAACCATGCATTTCAGACGCTGCAGGCCGCGCTTAATCTGGTGTAATTCGTGGTCAGTGAACTGGCCCCACGAATAACGACAGTGACGCGCCTTTAAGCCTGCGGCGTGCAGAATAATTCCGCGCTGATGTTCGCTAAGCCGCTCCCATATGCTGTATGCCTGTGTGCTATGGCCAGAAACCATCTGGCGCAGCACCCCCAGCCATTTTTCATCGTTTGCATTCATGCTTTGCCTCATGATTTTTACGGGTTAATGCTGGATTCCAGCGCTGCCCGTTTGGCAGCTGGATGGTGCCGTGGCCATACGCAGGCAGCTGCTTCGATGGCGACTGGCGCTTTAGCAGATTCACGAATACGAACATGTTCACCTCACGCAACGATGCCAGACATTGAGGCGCTTACCACATCAACGGCAGCAGCCAATACCGGCACGGTTTGAAAACGACTTTCAACGGAATAGACGAGTAAAGACAGGCTGCGGATAGCATCACTGGCTCTGTTAAGAATCTGATTGCGGCGTGCAACGGTCATCTTTTCCGTTGAAACCGCTTCCCCGGCGATTACCCCGACACTGGCAACAGCAGTTAATGCACAAAACTGCATGTTTTCAGGTCTGGCGTTGTTGACCGGTACAGAAGGCTGACAATTAATCTGACGCAGAAAACCGTCCAGAATGGTTGGGTCTTCAGTGAGATCGATGATCGCCAGCAGTTCAGGTAATGTCAGTTGGTGCGACTGGTCCGGGTTCAGCTTGTTGCGCAGTGTTGCCGGTTGCATACCAACTTTTTTAGCCAGGTCTGTGACGTTATGTGCCAGCGAAAACTGGCGGCAGGCATCATCAAGATAGTTTCGTACTGAAACTTTATAATCGTACATGATTCGTACCTTACGAATTGTTAGCCTGAATTACGCATGAAGAGAAATGCGGCATTCGCTTAACGCTTCAACAGTAAGTGCAGCCATATTCACTTCTACGCGTGAACGTGGCTTGTCACCTTTCCCACGAATCGGAAGACGGCCATCGCGGATCATGTCTCTTGCAGTACCCATCGCCGTTCCTGTTAAGCGGCAGTACTCATCAAGTGGAAGGTAAGGTGTCGGAATGGTGATTGTAATGTTAGGACGCATAAGGCAAACTCCCCGATTCGGCTGAATGCTGTAACATTCAGTGATATTCAACATTTAGCAAACTACGGAGAGACTCTAATTAGAGTTATGCAAAATTGCAAGGTAATTTTGCAAAAACCTAATCGAGAAAAGGCTAATGAGCAAATTCCCCTTTGAACAAGCTGGTCATAGTAGTGATGTGTTAGACCGCATTACCGAGGCTTATGGCTTCTCTCAAAAGCTTCAACTTGCAGATCATTTCGATATGGCTGCCAGTAGTTTATCCGCACGGTTCAAGCGCGGGACGTTCCCAGCCGATATGGTCGTTAGATGTGCAGCTGAGACTGGCGCATCACTGGAATGGCTGACGACAGGACACGGCAAGAAGTTCGATAATGACGAAACGGACATCATGAAGTTTGCAAGAATGAAACTTGTAGATGGCCAACTGTTTGAGTCGGGCTATGTAATGTTCGACAAAGCCTTTTTTCGTCCAGGTGTCCCCCTTCCCTCAGACCCATTTTGTTTAATAGACGATAAATATCAGTACATAGTTGATCGTACATATGCAGAGGTATTTGACGGTGAATGGTTGGTAAATATCGAAGGTAAAGTGAGTGTTCGTAATCTTGTTCGCATCCCTATTAAAAAAGTGCGGGTAAGCGGGGTCGGAATGGCTTTTGATTGTGCTATCGATGATATTCAGATTATCGGGCGCATAGTATTAACTATAACAAGCTGACTATGAGTATTCGTAAACAACCTGATGGTAAGTGGTTGCTAGATTTCTACCCTGAAGGTAAACCGAAAGGAAAACCGAGTAAGCGCATACGCAAGACGTTTTCCACTAAAGGCGAGGCCATTGCGTATGAAAATTATGTAATGGAGACATTAGTCGAGAAGCCCTGGTTAGATGGTAAAGAAGATCGCCGCAAACTATCTGAACTTGCTCAGCAATGGTTCGATGAACACGGCATCACCCTGGACGATGGCACAAAACGTCTTAAGGCGATGAAGTTTGCCTGTGAGAGCATGGGCAACCCGCTTGCCCATGAATTTAGTTCTACTATGTTTTCCGTTTACCGAAAAAAGAGGTTATCAGGCGAGATCACCAGGACGGCCAGAGTACAGAAAGTATCACCACGTACCATGAATCTTGAGCTGGCTTACTTTCGCGCAGTATTCAATGAACTCAAGCGCTTGGGTCATTGGAAAAAGGATAATCCATTAGAAAGCCTTCGCCCCTTTAAATCTGAAGAGGCAGAATTAGCCTATCTGGAGGCTAATGAGATCACCCGCTTGCTTGAAGAATGTAAAAAAAGCAGGAATCCCCATGTTTTTCACGTTGCCCTTATTTGCTTGGTTACCGGTGCCAGATGGGATGAAGCTGAATCCCTAACGACTAAGCAAATAAGAAATCTGAAAATCAGCTTTATAAAAACCAAAGGTAATCGAAACCGTACTGTACCCATTAGCCAGGAGGTTTATGACAGCATCCCTAAACCTGAAAAACCTGGACGCTATTTTGATTCATGCTATTCAGCTTTTCGCAGCGCCGTTAAGCGTTCAGAATTCGAGCTACCAGATGGTCAGCTGTCTCACGTTCTACGGCATACTTTCGCCTCTCACTTTATGATGAACGGTGGAAACATACTTGTTCTACAGCGCATTCTAGGGCACACAGACATAAAGATGACTATGCGATATGCACATTTTGCCCCCAGTCATTTGCAGGAAGCGATTACCTTAAACCCTATGTCGAAAATTGCCCCCTTTTCGTCCCCTCAGAACTCAAAAGACCAGTAACTTCCATTAATATTCGTTTTGTGATTTCTTAGCTTTTCAGTAAGTTACTGTTTTATAAGGGCCGGGCAGCGTTCTCATAATCGCTTGGTCGCTGGTTCAAGCCCAGCAGGGGCCACCAAATTTCACCATAAAAAACAGTCAGTTAAGCCGCTCATTAAAGCGGTTTTTTTGTATCTGAATTTCTGAGTGGCGGTAAAGTGGCGGTGCATTTTCCTCAACAGCCTTATCATGCCGCTGCTGATTGCTTTAAGCAGGTGGAACAAAACTACTAAACAAAGCAAAAAACCTCAGAAGT